TGAAGTTGTGGATCCAGAAACTTATACTGATGCATACAACGATCGCTGGCTTCAGAACTATGCTACGACTCTGATCAAAGAACAGTGGGGATCAAACCTCACGAAGTTTACTGGAATGACTTTACCCGGTGGAGTACAGTTTAACGGAGAGAAAATCTACGACGATGCCGTCGCAGAAAGAAGAAAACTCGAAGATGAAATGATCTCAAGCTACAGCTTACCTGTATTAGATATGATAGGTTGAAATATATACTATGACAACCAATTTCTATTTCAACAACTTTACGAATAGTCAAGAACAGATCTTAATCGAGGATCTTGTTCTTGAGTCTATTCGTATGTACGGCCATGATGTATACTACTGCCCTCGAACACTCATCGCCAAAGATGACGTATACGAAGAAGATGCATTATCACAATACAACAGTAATTACTTAATTGATATGTATATTCGTAGCTATGAAAGTTATGAAGGTGACGGTCAGTTCTTATCTAAATTCGGTCTTGAAATCCGAGATCAAGTCACATTTACAGTATCTGTTCGTAACTTTATGGACGAGATCGGCAATCTCGAGATGATTGATCGTCCTCAGGAAGGTGATATTATCTATCTTCCGATGGCCGATCGTCTGATGTATATCAAGTATGTGAACAAAACTCCTGTCTTTTATCAGATGGGTAACATTCAGATGTATGATCTTGTTTGTGAGATGTTTGAATATAGCGGTGAGCAATTAAATACTGGCATTGCAGCCATTGATAACATCGAGAGAGATCTCAGCCTGAGTCTCGACCTATATAGCATTCTCACTTCAGATAGTTTAATTCTTGTTACTCAAGAAGGAACTCCTATCATTCAAGGAGGATATAGTTTTGAAGCACAAGCGGGCGATCCGTTCGAAGATAATACAGAGTTCGAGCTCGAAGGTGATGTTATTCTCGACTGGTCACAAGTTGATCCGTTCAGCGAAGGTCAAGTATAATGTTTGGAAGAACGTGGAATCATGACAGCCTAAGAAAGTATATCATCGTATTTGGTACGGTGTTCAATGACATCTATATCAATCGTTTAGATAATGATCAAGAAGTGAGGCAAACGCTAAAAGTTCCTTTGACTTATGGTCCAAAGGATAAAGTTCTGGCGAGACTTGAGCAAAATCCAGAAATGCTGAATCAAGCTGGTATCGTTCTTCCTCGTATCTCGTTCGAGATGACGACTTTGGAATATGATCCTACTCGTAAACTCAATACTTTAAACAAGCTAACGAAACAGTCTGCTACTGGAGGCACTGACGATGAAGTCAAGTATCAGTACCAGCCAGTTCCTTATGACATACAATTTGAAATGAACATCTTGGTTAAGAACGCAGAAGACGGTACAAGAATCGTAGAACAAATCGTGCCGTACTTTACACCAGACTTTACAGTGAGTGTAAATCTTGTTCCTGAAGTGGATGGACCGCGTGACATTCCGATTATCTTAAATAGCATCTCTTCTCAAGATCAGTATGAAGGCAACTTTACAGAAAGACGAGTGTTGACATGGACACTCAACTTTACATTGAAGGGTTACATGTATGGTCCTACAAAGAAATCGAAACTCATTAAACTTGCAGAAACAACGTTTAGACTTCCCGAAGATGTTATAACGGGTAACACGACCAATACTTCGAACACCATTGTAGTCGCTTCTCGCCCTGGACTCACGGCGAATGGAACAGCCACGAGTAATGTTGCGGCAAGTATTCCGTACGACGAAATTATAAGTACAGATGAATATGGATTTATCAATACAATTACTGAGAATATCTAATGAGCAATGACCTTGACAAGCTTTTAAACATCGCTTCTGGCGACAACTTACCGGCTGTGATTGAAAAGAAAATGAACACACAGATTTCCGATGACTTTGAGTATGCGCGCGAGAACATGATGGAAGTGATCAATAAGGGTCAAGAAGCACTCTTTGATCTAATGGATGTGGCAAAACAAAGCCAACATCCTCGAGCATACGAAGTCTTGGCAACTATGATGAGTACGATGGTAGGAGCAAGTAAAGACTTACTCGATCTTCAAGCTAAGAAGAAAAAGATCATGGAAGACGATCCTTCTGCTTCTCCACAACAAGTCACAAACAACCTCTTTGTCGGATCGACGGCAGAGTTACAGAAATATTTAAAGCGGCACAAAGATGGCGAGTGAAAATTACTTAGGTAATCCTCGATTAAAAAGAGCCGACACAAAGGTCGAGTATACTCCAGAGCAAGTTGCTGAGTATATTAAGTGCTCTGAGGATCCTCTCCATTTCATCTTAACTTACTGTAAGATTGTCAACATCGACAAGGGTCTGATTATGTTCCCTCTCTGGGAATTTCAGAAGGAAATGATTCTTGCTTTCGAAGCCAATCGATTTGTCATCTGTAAGATGCCTCGTCAGGTCGGTAAGACGACGACTGTTGCCGCATATCTGCTTTGGAAGATCGTATTTAACGAAGAATACTCCATCGCTATTCTTGCCAACAAAGATAGACAAGCAAGAGAAATCCTCGGTCGTATTCAATTGATGTTCGAGCATCTTCCGAAGTGGCTTCAGATGGGTGTGACAGAATGGAACAAGGGTAATATCAAGCTTGAGAATGGATCAGAAATTCTTGCTTCTGCTACCTCATCTTCTGCGATTCGTGGTACTTCTCAGAATATGGTTTACCTCGACGAGTTTGCGTTCGTTCCGACCAACATTCAAGACGAGTTCTTTGCATCGGTATATCCTACCATTTCATCTGGTCAAAGTTCGAAGGTTCTGATTACCTCGACACCGAACGGTATGAACATGTTCTACCGCATCTGGACAGAATCAGAAGAAGGTCGCAATGCCTATGCTCGTGTCGACGTTCACTGGTCACAAATTCCTGGCCGCGACGGGGCATGGAGAGAACAAACGATCAGTAATACTTCTGAAGATCAGTTCAGACAAGAATATGAGTGCGAGTTCCTCGGTTCTTCGAACACTCTGATTCATCCTACTAAACTTCGTAATATGGTTTACAAGCATCCAATTGCCCAGGCGGATGGAGGATTAAAGATCTATGAAGAACCAGAGAAAGATACGATCTATGCTATCGTAGTTGATACTGCACGAGGCGCTGGCGCCGACTATTCTGCTTTCATTGTCGTCAACGTATCGACGATGCCATATCGACAAGTCGCTGCATTTCGAAATAATCTCATATCTCCATTGATATATCCAAACATTATCTATGGTGCTGCAGTCAAATATAATGATGCGCTTATTCTTGTCGAAACAAACGATATTGGTCAGCAAGTGGCTGACATCTTACACTATGACCTTGAATATGATGGTGTTCTTGTGACTGCAAACAATGGTAGAACAGGGCAAAGTTTATCAGGCGGTTTTGCTACTACTACACACTACGGAGTGAAAACATCAAAACAAGTCAAGAGAATTGGTTGTGCCACGTTAAAAACTCTCGTCGAGTCAGATAAATTTTTAATTTATGACTATGATACGATCTACGAGTTAAGTCGTTTCTCGCTCAAGAACAGTCTAAAAGGCAATCAATCATACGAAGCAGAAGATGGTAATGATGACATGGCCATGTGTTGTGTTCTTTTTGCTTGGTTAACTACTCAACCATATCTCAAAGAAATTACGAATGTTGATATTCGCATGCAAATCTATGAGCAGAACGAGAAAATGCTTGAACAACAGATGCTTCCGTTTGGTCTGTTGAGCACTGGAGATGACATACACGACGAAGAAGTCAACGAACCATTATTTAATAATGGCCCAAGAGATGATTTTTGGGTAGCACAAAAGCGAGGTTTTTTTGAAGGAAACTTTTGATTTAACTCGCATTTCATGAATAAATGCCCTAATTTTTTCAATTTATAAATAAAGTAAATGCAACTTACATGACTAACCTTTAAAGGGAGATAACAATGGCGTTTCAAGTCAGCCCGGGAATTAACGTTTCTGAAATTGATCTTACAACAACTGTTCCGGCACTTGCGACTACGGTCGGCGGTTTCGGTGGAGTCTTTCGTTGGGGGCCAATCGGAAAGTTTGTTCTCGTAGATTCAGAAAATACACTCGCAAGTCGCTTTGGTAAACCAACTTCGGATAACTACGAAACGTTTTACACTGCCGCCAACTTCCTTTCTTATGGAAATGCGCTGTATGTATCGCGTGCAGGAACTACTACAGGTTTTGCTAACACTTCAACCATCACTCTTGATTCAGATACATCACTTGCAGCCAATGGTACTGCTCTTGGTCTTACAGCCGGTCTTCGTGTACAAGGTGACGGCATTGCAGAAGATACATTCGTAACAGCGGTGACAAACTCTGCTATTACACTGTCAAAAGCTGCGACTGCAAACGGTTCTGCGCTTGTTTCATTTTTTGCTAATAGTCGCGTTTTATCTGCTTACGCTGGCAATACTGCTACTGTAGTTGCTTCGAACGTTGTAATAAGAAACACAGAAGAGTTTGAAAATTACGGCGCGACAAACACAATCTTCACAGGAACTCAGTTTGTTGCTCGTTATCCTGGTGCACTCGGAAACTCTCTCAAGGTTTCAATGTGCGACAGCGCAGCTCAATTTTCCGAGACAGTTACATTTGAAACTAATACTACTTACGGTTCAACAACTGCAAATACATATGCTCTTGCAGATCTTACATCAGCTTCTGTATCGATTGCAGTCGGCAGCAACACTGCTAACGTCGTATTCGTATGGTCGGGAGACGATTTCGCCGATCGCGTAGCCAATTCTTCAATCGCGCGAGTAGTTGGATCGAATGCCGTATCAGCCAACTTTATCTCTCTGTCAACCGCAAATACACTCTTCACGAATGGCGACGCAGTATGGTATTCACAAGGAAGTTCTTCGACTGCCAATAGCATTCAAGGTCTATCAGAAGGTACGACGTACTTCATTACTGGAGCGAATACAACTGGCTTTACTCTCTCGCTAACGTCTGGCGGTGCAAACGTTGCTGTCTCGAATGGCGCAGCCAACTCGGTTGTTTATTTTACAAAACAAACAGCGACTGATCTCGGTCTTACGCTTGCACAAGCTCGTCTTGCAGTGACAGCTCTCAGAGATAAACTTACAGTTGGTGACTACGTAGAAGTTGGTAACACTTCGGTTGGTAAGC